ATGGTTAGGAATCAGAAAAAAATAACACTATAAATACAAAAACAATGGAGAAAATTTTAAAAGCTACACATCAAGGAAACTTAAACATAAACAGTCTTGATATAACAGCGTATAATCTTCCTAACGGTGAGAGAGTTTTAAGTAGGATAGGATTTTTAAAGGCGTTGGGTAGAACAGGTAAAGCAAAAGGAGGCAGGAATTATGATGAGGAATTCCAAACTCCTGTTTTTCTTACAGCATCAAATATAAAACCCCTTGTTGATGAGGATTTATTAGAGAATTCAAAACCAATTATCTTTATTGATTTAAATGGAAATCAAAGTATAGGTTATAAAGCAGAAATATTACCACAGGTTGCATTTTTATTTAGTGACGCCTTAAGTAAAGGAATTCTTAAACAAAATCAAAAACACATTGGAGAGCAGAGCAGGATATTAGTTAAAGCTTTTTTAAAGACCAGTATCATTGCTTTAGTAGATGAAGCTACAGGATACCAATACGATAGAGAAAGGGATGCCTTACAGGTGGTTTTAAAAGCTTACATCAATGAGGAGTTGTTAAAATGGCAAAAAATGTTTCCTGATACTTTCTATTACGAAATTTTCAGGCTTAATAAATGGGACTACACTGTAAAAGGGATAAACAAAAGACCAAGTGTAATAGGTAAATGGACAAATAAACTTATATACGAGCAATTACCAAAAGGTGTATTAGAGGAATTGAAAGTAAAAACGCCTAAAAGTCCAGAAGGAAACTATACAGCAAGGTTTTTTCAAAGTCTCACTCCTGATATAGGACACCCTGAATTAACATCACAGATATACAAAGTAGTCGGTATTATGCAAATTTCTGATAATTGGAATGATTTTATTTCTAATTTTAACAGAATGATAAGCAGAGAAAGCGGACAAATGGAAATAGATTTTGATGATATATAAATTATGAAAATAGCGAAGTTTATACCTCGCTATTTTTGTTGTTCGGAAACTTTATTTTTCAAGGTTAAATATTTCTTGTGCCAATATTCCACTCTTTTGTTTAACCTTTGGACTTCTTTATAAAGATAATCCATGCTTTTGAGTTCATCTTTAAGCTCCTTTACTCTTTTATTATAAAGCTCCTTTTCAAATTTTGAATAATTGAACTCATCATCCGAGCAATCGCAATCCCTAATATCATCGCTGTGCATTGTTCCATAACAGCAGGATATAAGTATCTTTTGCCTACTTACTTCATCATATACATAATGGCATTTCATTTCTTTAATTTAAAATCAAAAAACACTTTTTTTGAAACCACTAATGTATAAGTTTTTCCGACTTCAAATCTCTGCCAATCTTTAAAACTACAATAGGAAATTTTGTCGTCTCCCCAAAGCAAGCAAGGAACAACTTTATTGCCCTTTTCGGCACAACCTTTTCCTTTAAGTTCCTTTTCAATGTATATTGTTTCCCATCTTGAAAAAATAATCGTAACAAGGTAAGTCAACAGGACAATTATATTAAATGCTAATATCATAATCTATTCTTTTTTAATTCTCGGTTAAGATACCAAACAGCCTTTTCCAAGTCTTCCCTAAACTTTGCTGGGTTTTTCTTTCCTGCTCGGCTGATGTATTTCACTGCGTTGCCTAAATTGAAATTTAAATTTTGGTCTTCTATAAAATCTATTACTTCAATCTTCCCAGTGTTGTAATGGCTTGGGTGGTCTACTTTTTCTTCAAATGCTGAATCGTTCATAATTTACTTTTAATCTCCTCTTGTTATTTTAAAAAACTCGTGTATAAAATCCGACATATCCAAATATGCCATTATAGGCTGCCAATATTTGTATTGATTAAATCTCGCTACATAAAAATATTCTGACTCCATTCCTCTTATACCTTTCTGCAATAAACTCTCATTGTCTAAGTCTTCATATCCTAATTCAGAAATAAGATGAATAACTTCTTCATTTTCTTTTTCACTCCATTGAATGGAATTTTTAAATTCAGAAGGCTGTGGAATAACTTTAAATTTCATAAATGTTACTTGTTCCGAATATATGATTTCCACTTCAAAAAAATGTCCATCGGAATTAAATCTCCTCCCAAAATGGTCTATAAATACTTGAGCGTAACCACTCAAAACATTTGATTGATAAGGAAGATGTTCTTCACTTATTAAAAGGTCTGCGTTTCTTGTTATTTTAGACAATAATTCCACCTGTTCATCAGTCAAAGGTTCGAACTCATCCCATTTGTTACCTAAATAATCTACAAACTGACCTTCAGGATTCACATCCTTTAATTTACATATGTTAGAATCTTCCTCGTCACGGTTGTTAAATTTACCCCACCTTCCTATATGTTCTTTATAGTTTATAGGTTCTGTAACGCCAATTCTCATGGTTTTTTTGTATTATGTAATAATGTTATATATTCAACCGTTTCTCTTTCATAGTCGCTGTCTTCAGGGTGATATTCAGCTTCATTATACCATTCTTCATAGCATTTTTCATCAAAATACATGTTTAATACAGGGACATAAATTCCTTGTTTTGGTATTTTATTGCAATATTCACAAACAGCAAGAGAATTAAAAACTCCACTACATTGCTGCATATTCATTGGGATAATAATAAATCCCTTTTCTGTTTTTTGTGGTCTTAACTCCATAATTTACTTATTTAAATCTTCAAATCTTAATCCCATTGCGTAGGATTGGAGGTTTATTTTTGTGTGTTGAGGGTTTTTAAGGCTATCAAAACTATCATCCTGCCACTGGAAGATGAGGTTTTTGGACAAATCGTTGTCTATATCGTAGATTACATCTCTCGTTGTGAATAGATAGTCTCCAAAGCACAAAAGCCCTGTCAAATCATCTCCTACGGCATAATCAAAGAACACCTCGTGTTTTTCTTCAAATAGTCTGATGTATTCTTTTAGAATATCATCTAATTTTTCCCTTATTTTCATCGCTAAATAAAAAATCAACTAAATATATTAATACAAATACTAAATTTAAAAATCCAAAAAGAATAGTGTAAGCTTTTATACTTTCCTTATTCCATTTCAATAAATTGAATGACAAGTTGAATATAGAAACACTTAAATAGCATATGATATTGGTTATTATAATTACTATTATAAATTTTCTCATAATCCTAAAACTTTTATTTGTTCCTCCGTGAGTAATTCGAAATGCTTATAAAATATATTATCTGAAGTTTTAAACGCATATTCGTTTTCTTTAACATATAGAGTTAATTTTGAAATTACTATATCACGGTCAAAAGTATTCCTGAATATACCCCATTTATAAAGACAGTCTTCAAAAGGTAATTTATCTTCTTGACAAAACCCCACTAATTGATAAGTTCTTGTTGAAAGGGTTTTAAAATTACCGCCTTTTAACACTCCATCTATACTATATTCTAATAAAGGTAAACTTTTTTGCCTGTGATGAAACTTGACTTTAATTGGATATTCATAGCAGTCTTCTTTTCTCTCTACAACTTTCCCCCAACCATAGGTAGTATCATATACCTCTTGATTTAATTTAAATTTTTGCGTTTTCATAGCTCTAAAATTTTAATCTGTTTTTCTGTTAGTGGTTCAAAGTTTGTATAATATCCTCCCGTTTCTTCACATGCGAAAGGGAAACCTTCTATATCATTTTCGTTATAATCACTCAAATGACCTATAACTGTATTTTGTATTCCAACATCTTTAATCACAGCCCAAAACTTGCCCCACTTTCCTAAATACTCTTCATAGTTTATAGGCTTTTCTTGGCTAAATCCTTGCAGAGTATACTCCGTGAAAGAAAGTGTTTTTGTCGCTAAATACTTTGTAAAGTGTTCAAGTTCTTCGCTGGAATCAAACTTTACAACACAGACAGTGTAATTGTCATCTACTTCTTCCCAATTATCGCTGTATGTGTGCACAATCTCTCCCCAGCCTTTGAGATAGTGAAAAACTCTATCTCCTTTTTCAAATGTTTGTTTTTTCATTTCTATAAATTTCAATTAACCTTTTTAATAATTCTATTTTTGCTTCTTCATAAGTATTACTGCTAAACATTGTAACTATATCTGTGTCTGCATTTCTAATTTCACAAGAAAAGAAAATGTCATTTTCAATAAAATCCTTTGTAAGAATAATACTATGGAATAAACCTTTTTTCCTGAACCAAGCAAATACTTGCTCGTAGGTTGGAATTGGATAACTATCAGTCACTTTTTTATCCCCATATATTACACCATTAAGATGCGCTTCATGGTCATTACATTTAATTAGGAATTTGCCAAATGACAAAGGTATTTCTCCAATGACCTCTTCGTTAAAAGAAAAGAAACATGGTTTATCAAAACCTATCTCATTAAGTTCCTTCGCTATTTCTACAGGAACTAAAAATTCTTCGTGTTTTGTCATAATAATGGTTTTGCTGTTTCTATTAAATCTCTAAAATTTTCTAAAAATTCATCTCTGAGTTTTTGTGTTTTGAACGACAATAAAGTCCTCGCATTAGTACAATGAGTTTTAGTAATATCATCTCCCCAATAATATAAAATATATTTTACATAACTATCTTCCCAATCAGGTTTCCACCCATCGTTATATCTATCCCTTAACTGACATAATTGAGCAAGTGCTAAACATGCTTCTGCTTCTTCTTTTGTTGGAAAAACATTTTTGTTATTTTTATCATTTGTAGTATTATTTCCAATTTTAGCTATATCACTTAAACTACTTACAAAAAAACCATCTATAAATTCTAATTCTTCCCAACTTTTAGGTAAATCATCAACTTTTTTAAAAACTATCTTTTCAAAAGTTGATTTTTCTTTGTCAATTTCGTAGCCCTCTGGCACCTGAATTTTAAATTCTTTCGCTTCCATCTTATTTATCTTTAATGTTACTATTTAGTAAGTTACTTATTTGGCATATAAAGCCTTTATGGTGAACATACACGCTTCCTCTAACTTTGTTTGTGCGATAGAAATCAGTCTTTGTTTTTCTGCACTTGCTGGTGATGTGTTTTTGTCACCCCTTTGTTTTTCTAACATATCAATAATACCTGCCAAATCAGACCTTACATCTTCTACTAAATTTGGCTCTGTTTTTAGATTGTCAATATTACATCTTGTCTCTCCTATTGTTTTCATATTCAGTAACTTGCATTTATTTTATTTAACATGTTTCTAACAATCCATCTAACATTTTTACTTCTTATATCTCAAATTCCTAATAAACTCTTCCAGCATATCAAATTGCTTAGCATTGAGCTGAGGCATAATTTTCACGATGTTTTCCATCTTCTTCTCCCATACCTGCCTTACTAAATCATCTTCTTCGTTTTTCACAGCACTTTCATACATGCTGTTATTCATGAATATAACCGCCTTTCTTAAGTCCTCAACAAAAGGATATCCATTTAGCATCTTCATTTCTTCCAGTGCATCTACCAACTCAATCTGTAGGGCTACCGTGCAGTAGAACTGCGACATGATGGATTTTAATTTTACATGCTCCTCAATGGTAAGGCTTTCAATTCTTCTTGTTCTTACTTTCTTTTCGTATTTGGCTTCTTTTTTCAAGAGTTTTTTATGGTATTCCGTAAGGTGTTGTCCTGCTGTATTCATGCTATTCTATTGTTTTTTAGTGTGTGTTCTTTACTTGGTTTATTTACTTTTATCTCCCTTTTGAATTGCTTGTAAGGGTCTTTCGCTTTGCAACTGCACAGGAACAGCACCAGCGCTATAAGTTTTATTGTTTTCATACCTTTCTAATTTTTCGGTTAATTCCTCTATTCGGTCTTCCAGCATCTTAATATCGCTGCTCCATGCTATAATCACAATGGCGATTGATAAGATTAGAATTAAAACTATTACTATCATTTCTTGTGTTTCTTTCTTTTTTTATAATTGCTTGTTATTTCATTGAAAATCTCCTCATTCCATTCGTAAGCTTTTGCAGAGCCCAAGATAACCTCCTTTACTCGGCTTCGGTATTCCTTATCCAGCCTTGTGAAATAAGAGCCTGTTTTCTCCAAGAATTTCTGTCGCAAATCCTTCACTTTAAGGTATCCCTCTGGAACATGGATTTCATTCCCTTTGGGTGTGTGGAAGCTGTAATCTTTCGGCTTGTATGTTGATTTATCTAAATTCTCCTTTTTGGCTTTGATTACTTCCTTTTCTCGCTCCCAAGAGGGCGAATATCCCATCGGAACAACTTTTACCTTTCGGTTTAATTCTTTGGCTTTTTCAAGTGTTTTTTTAGCCTTTGTTAATTCCTCTATATTAGGTTTCACTATATCCGTGTTCATCTTGATTTTGTTTGTTTTTATATCTTTTTCTTTGCTCTTTTCTCTGCTCCTCATAGACTTTTATAAGGGCGTTGATATCTTTGCTTTTAGCGACCCTTTCTATCTGTTTCATAGGGTCTTTTTTGAATTCTTCCAGTGTCATAATCTTTGTTTTTTAGAATGGAAAGTCATCATCATCTTCTTGGAAGATTTCAGGTGTGGCTTCCATTTTTGGCATCGTGTATTCCTTTGGTTCTTCTTTGGTTATCCAGTTGGAATTATCCCAAATTCTCTCTGCGCCATCGTTGAGGTCGGTCAGATACCTGCCGTTGTTGATGTTATACCAAAAATCCCATTGCCCTGTATCTCCCAGCGTTTTGTTTATCTTGGTCTTGCTTACCAGCACTGTTCCGTGTGAGAGGAATTTGCCATCATCATCTTGGTTTCTTCGGATGGACATACAATAGTCAGGCATGTTCCAAAAGTCGGCAGAGCCTGAAATATCGTAAGGCGTTGGCATCTTGAACTTCCCATCGTTTCCCTTTGGCAGTTTCGTAGGGTGTGCCACCAAGAACAAGAGGCTGTCGGTCTTCTTGGTAAAAGCAATCATCTTTCCAAGCGCCTTTTTGATATACAGCCGTTCGTTATCGCTGTGATTTGCTCCCTGCTCTATCCTGTTGAAAGGGTCTATCAGGAACGCCTTACATCCTTTGGCTTTGGCTAAATATTCAAACCTTGCTAAAATGTCATCTATGGTCATATCCTCGTGAGGTGCTACCCAGAAAACATTTTTGTTGAGGTATTCTTCGCCAATTTCCTTTTCCGTTTCGGAAATCACTCCCTTTTTGTATTCTTTGCCGATGAACTTTGAGAAAACTCTCGCAAAGTGCGATGGCAAAGGCATACTTTCAGGCGTGTAGTAACCAATTCCCCAATGATACAGCGCATTCAGTTTTGAGTAGATAAAATCCATAAACTCGGATTTTCCGCTCCCTGGTGTTCCAGTCACCACGCCAAACCTCCCTGTCTGCCATCTTATCCTCTCATCAAGCCCCTCTACACCAATTCTCAAACCTTGTGGCAGTCCGTTTTCAAAGTAAGCATCCAAGTCACTTTGGAAATCTTCCACAGCATACACATTGCTTAACTTCAAAAATTTGGCGCTTTTTATCGCTTTACAGACACTTTCTACTCCCTCTGCGACTAACAACTCATTTGCGTCTTTAAACTGCTTAAATGATACGCTTTTGCATTTTTCTATTCCAAGTCTGCGCGTAAGGTCATTTTTGAGTTCCAAACCTTTCATATCGTTGTCGGTCGCCAAAATGAAAGTTTCTACTTGGTTGAGGTCTTCAAGGCTGTTGTCAAAGTATTCCATTCGCCCAGTAGATGCTCCATTCGGTACACTGATAACATTTTCAAATCCTGCTTGGATTAGTGAAAGTGCATCCATTTCGCCCTCTACGATGATGATTTCCTTGTAGACTTTCAGTGCATCGTAATTGAACCAAATCAGCTCTGCGCCTGAATGTAGTTTGAAATTCTTCTGCCCATCGCGATACTTCACATTGACCAGCTCGCCGTTTCGGAAGTAGGGAAACACGATGCAGTTGGCTTTTTTCTCAATTTGTGGCATCCATTCCTCCTTTTCGCCAATCTTCATTCGCAGCAGTGTTTTTTGAGAAATCCCTCGCTTTTCAAACCACTTTACCAGCTTTTCGGAAAGTTTGGTGTAGTTTTCCCACTTTACCTCTGGCTTGGTGTAGATTTTCTTCTCAAAGGGAACATGCTTCACAAATCTCGCCTCGCAGTGGTTGCAGTAGCCGACTTCTTTTTCTGCGTTGTAGGAGAAACACTTGATTTTGTTTTTTCGCCTGTTTTTTGAACATTCAGGACAGACCGAATAGTTTTCTGCATTCCTGTTGATTTCAATCTCGTAGATGTGATTTGTCGCCAGCGACATTATCATTTCTGTCATAATCCTGCGGTTTTAAAACATCGTTATTCTCGTTCCATCTCGTGCTATATGCCCACCTGACTGCTTGGTTTCTTTCTGTTTACTCCCACTATTGCCATTGAAATCGTTTCTTGACCAAGTGCTTAACCTCCCTGCTGTACTCCAAGTTTTCTGCAACTGAAACTTCATCCTTCCCTTTTCGTTCGGCTCTGTCCAGTAGATAAAAAAGTCTTTAAGCATTTCCTTGCTGTATTTCTCGGAATGTAATTTCAATTCCTCTATAAAATCCTGCTTGGTAAATTCCTTGAAAGATTTTTCTTTTTTTATATATTTTTTTTCTTCTTCTACTTCTTCTTCTACTTCTTCTTCAGGCGGCGGACTGCTGACATACTGCTGACAGGTTGCTGACATAAACTTATCTAATTCATTTTTAGGTATTTGCGGAAATTTAGGGTTTACCTGTCTCAGTCTTTGCCCAAAGTTGATAATATGTAAGTAAGGTTTGTTATCGGCATTGTAGAGTGCAATTATTCCGGCTGAAGTTAGCTCTTGTAACCAACGGGTAATATCGGACTCTCTAATATTTTTTAGCGGAAAACAAAACGCTTTTATTAGTTTTGGGTTTGCGTGGTATGTTCCTAAGTCATCGGCTTTCATCATAAGGCGAACAAAAAGTGTTTCTGCCTGAAATGATAGATTGTTTATTCGCTCACTGTCTGTCCAATCTCTTATTATTCTGTTTGGCATATTCCAAATCCTTCGTTTATTAAACCATATCCAAATTCTTCTTGAAAAGAAATTCCATCAAAATCATATTCATAAGTGTAATAGGATATTTCTGTTAGCCTGCATTCACAGCCTTCTCCGGACTCTCTACCTATTAAATCTGTTAAATAGATAAAACTTCTTCTTGTGTCAATACTTCTTCCAACAAGATTTATATTGATATTGAAACTATAAAAGCCTCTATAATCCCCTAAATATCGCATAATTCCTTTGCAGTATTTTAAAGCTTGTAATAAGGTTTCTATGTTTATTTCTCCCTTTTTTAGTTCCCAAATATCTATGACTATATATGGGGTGTCTTCGTCAAAAGAATACTTTTTTCTATAAGAAACTATATCTGCTACGCCGTAATTTCCTATTCTTAATTGCCTAAACTTCTTGCCTCTTATAGGCAATCCTCGTGAGCAAAGTATTTGATTGTCTGTATCAAAAATAATATCTTCAAGGTCTTTTTCTAAAAAGCTCATAGCAGTTGATTTTTAAAGGTTAATAAATGATAAAGCAAGGTCGTGTTTGTCTTCTATGTCCTGCGCAACACCAGAGAAAGTTTTAAATTCTTCCAGTAGTCCCATAGCAAGGATAAAGGCATACGCTTTGTTTTTAGCGTTCTTTTCTACGCTAAATCTTGCTTCTAAATCGGTCAAAACATCTTGAAATGTAAAATCAGAAACAGTTTTCGCACTGTGAGGCGTACGGATAGAGTTACTTTTATTCACTCTTTCGGTAATTTTCGTCGTTCTTGGCATTGTTGAGCGAAAATTATTTGTTAATTGAATATAAGAAAGGCTATCGCCTCCCGTTCCGCCAAGAACGATTACAGACTTTGCAGTGCAGTAACTCAATGGGATTTGATAGCCCTGTATGTTTTCAGCGTCCGCTGATACAGTATTGAAATAAAAAATACTGCCCCCTGCGTTTATCTGATTGTCGTTCTTGGCGATGAACGATGCAAACATACTATTTTTTTTTAAATTAACAAACATTTTCACTCTATTTTTCATTCTAAATCTTTAATGTTACACGGAAAGCGTTTTCCGTTTTCTGTTTCGTAAATCACAGCGTTTCCACTTATGCTGATGATTTTTACCTTCGTTCCTTTCTTGCTGTATATGACTTTCTTAAAGCCTACATCTTTGTTTAGTGTAGCGTATTGTCCTGCTTCCATTAGTCTTTAACAAAGGTTCCATTAACCATTTCTCCCTTTCTTTTGCTTATAACCTTGTAAGCAGAGTGCAAACACTCCCAAATTTTAAGGTTAAACCTGTTAGCGATTTGGTTCAGTAGGAATAACATCATCTGAACTGCGTGGTATTTCTCAACTGAATCATTAGTGAATTTCTCCAACTGCATAAGTTTATTGCAGTTATCCAAAAGGAAATAAGGGTCTTGTGCTGTTCCTTTGGAATCTGAAAGCTCTTCGCTACCATTAGGAAAAAGCGTGATATTCTTCATTTTGGCGTAGATTATCAAAGTAACCACTACATCGCCTATTGCATCTATTATCTCCTCCAAATTATCATCTTCTATTGCTGCGTGTAATTCTGTGATTTCTTCCAGCGTTTTTAAAAGCTGTTTTGCTGGTGTTCCGTGTTCCAGTATACCTTTTCTTTCAGCCCAGCCCTCTACAAGTATTTTTAAATCAACCATTTTAAATTCCTTATTTTTTCTTTATAGTATTCTATTCTATTTTTTAAAATCTTTCTTCCGTTTTCCGTTTTGCAATTATTATAATCGGCTTCTAAATCATCTTTTACTGAAGTAAAACCTTTGTATAATTGTCTTTGCTTTTCGATTATCTTCTCCTTATCAGTGATAACAGAAAACAAGTCTCTTTCAAACTTTCCATGTATTTCTGAACCTGTTTTCTCTACCAATCCTGAATTTACCAACTCGTTTATTCTATTGCTTACTTGGTTTAAGTTCCAGCCCAAAACATCAGCTATATCATAAATTGATGAGTTAGGGTTTTTCGCAATAGCCTTATAAACTTCTCTTCTCCTTTCAGGTAGTTTTACCTGAATCTCTGCAAATGCTTTTGTGGATGTTATAGACATAATTTGTTAATTTAGAATGGTAAATCTCCTTCTTTCTCAAATCCGTTCTTGTCTTCTGCTGGCGCTGGTTTAGTGTCTTGATTTGCTTTGTCTAATCTCCAGCCTGTGATAGAATTAAAATACTTCACTTGCCCATCAGGACTTGTCCATTCCCTGCCTCTGATGTTGATTCCTATCTTTACCTTGTCGCCTTCTTTTACTTGGTCTAAAAGCGCTGTTTTATCCTGTAAAAACTCTATAATGATAGGCTGTGGATATTGTTCATCCGTAAGCAATACCAATTCTCTTTTTTGAAAACCACTTCCAAAGGTTTCTGTTTTCCCAATTCTTCTGATTGTTCCTTGTAATTCCATGTTAGTAACCTATTTTATTTAATCTTAAATTTTCCTTTTCGTAACTCAACAGACTTCGCAAAGCATCTATCTGATGAGTGCAGGATTTGTTAATCCTTTCTATCCAGTCTACCAAGTACTGCTCTTCATCTGCTATTGACTTCACCAGTGCATTTTGTGCTGTGGCAGATAGGAACTGCTGTTTTGCTATGTTTACTATCGTTTCGCCAATCGCTGATGTAGTCTTCTGATTGTAGAGCCTCTTGGCTTGGGCTAACATTTCGCCACTCCTTGCCATATAGACTGATATATTCTTAATCCTATCTACAATCTCCTCTGGATTATCTGAGCAGTGTATTTCAAGGTATTCCTGTATCTTCTGCGCTTCTGCTCTTAATTCTTCTTTCATTGTTTTGTTTGACTTGATTTTATAAAGGTTTTCTCTGAATAGTAGGCTGGGTAGATGATTTCGCCTGTTTCCACATCGGCAAATGGTTTTTTCGATGTTTGCAGAAGCCTTTGCCTTTCTTTAATCTTCGCCTCCAACATCTTTTTTTCTTCTTCTAATCTGAATAATTCCGTATCTCCTGTGTTGGAATATTCCCAAGTCTTTCGACTGCCTATTTCAAACCTTAAATCGTTAAATGCCACTCCATCTTTCCCAAACTTCTCTATTTCATTCTCAAAGTATTCTTTCAGTTCCTTGTCTTCGCTGATGGTTTCAAATGTTTTTTCAATGAGCTTTTTCTGATACAGAAACTTTCTAAAATCATAGTCTCCGTTTAGGATTTGGTCTTTTACCTGTTCAGCGAAGTTCTGCACTTGGTCGCTGGTAGAAGGCATTAACTCAATTACTGATATAGGTGTCATATTATGTGATGTTTAGTGTTGCTAATTCTTTTTCGGTTTCTTTGGATACCTTGTATTTTTTTCTGATTTGCGCCAATGTTAAGACTGAACCATTTTCAACTGCACTAACTAACCCTTCCCATTCTGTTGAACCTACATTTAGCCACTTTTCAGGCGTGATTTGTGTCTTTGCTGGTGCTTTGTTGCCTTTTGTTTGTTCGCCGTGTGCATCGGTGTCTTTGTCGGTCACCAGTCCAAGAATTGATGAAATAGCGTATCTTCTTAAATAAGTAATCGCAGAGCCTAACACTTGGAAGTCATTCATGCCTTTCAGGTCTACATCTTGCGGTATATCTATCACGCTTTCCAGTGTTTCGCCTGACTCTATGTGAAAGACTATTGTTCTGATAGATTTGCCTTCTAATGGCTGTGAGAATCCAAGCCCGTGTTTTTTGAGTA